TCTTTTTGTTTTTCTGTTTAGTGTTTCAATTGGGTTTTATCGTAAATAAGTCGGCACTTCATATAACACGGGTTTGGCAAAAGTGGGCAGACACATCCTGCTAAAATTGAGCATCCTACAAGCCCACCTTCGCCAAGCCCGATACCGTTAGCAAGAATTTGCTCCGCTTACACCTTCACTCTGTTCGGTGTGCTTACTCACACGGTCATCCTTTTTACGAACACAATCTGGTCTTTCAAATGTTAATTCACCGCCTGCAAAAGAGAAAGCCCACTCCGGGTAATCACTGTAAACTAATCTATCCTCAAAGATGCCAGACCTTGTTAGTTTACTGTAAGTGTTTACGACCCTATGCCGCTTTTCTCTTTTGCAGCCGCAGCAGATACATACATCATCTTTCCATTTGTGATTCATCTTGTAAAAATTTTGATGCCCTAAATTCTTGCTAACGGCTCCCGGCATTCAAGCCCTGCCGTCTCACAGTGCAAACTTTCCTACTGCTCGCAAACTCTCTCTAACACAGGTTTGCCCTCATTCACAACGGGCTTTCAACCTTCATTTACAACTTTCGCTTGCTTCGCCGCCCGTTGTAAACGAAGGCAAGCCGGGAGCCGTTAGACAAAATTTGCCTTTGGCCGGGCAACCGCCTTTCGTACCTCAAGGCTTGAGTTGCCCTAAATTTTGTCTAACGATTCGGCAAGAAGATTGCGGGTCGTTTATACGGCAAACTTCGTCTAACAAAACATTGCCGTCATTTCTTTGCGCAATCTTCACCGTTCTTTCTCCTTTCGGTCTTTAAAAATAGAATAGCCAATTGCTAATCCTATTGCAATTCCTCCAAGATAAAGCGTCAACACATATGCTATATTCATAATTCTATTTTTAAATCCCTTCGTCGAAACAACGGCAATGCCGAATCGTTAGCCGCAAGCCTATGGACGCTCCTCACGAATCGACAATTCAATTTTATGTTTAGAGTAAGTTCCGTAATTATATTGGGCTTCAAATTGAGTGTGAATGTTGTGCCTTTCTTTTTTGCAATGCACTTTTTCAATCACATCAATTTCAAATTCATTTTCTGGAGTTAAAACAATTGTTGTTTCTCCGTTTTCAATAATAACTTTTGCTTTCATTTTATTTGTGTTGTGAGAAAGGCCAGCGGCTAACAGCGGTTTTGCAATAGCCGCATGACAGTTCTCGGTTAATAATTAAGTTCTTCTTTGGCGGCCATCGCAAAGCCGCAAAACGTTAAGCCGAAATACGGATTTGCCTCAATAGCCACTACATGCAGCACAATACTTCTTTTCAACACCATGCTCACACGTCGGCAAATCCTTTGCGGTTTCTTCTTTTAAAAGCAACTTCAACTTTGGAATATATTTATTACACATTACTTCCATCCCTATGCTTTGGTTAAACAAATTTATATTTCTGTCTTGCTGATGGACTGAAATTGACTTAGTAATGTGTAATAAATCAGCTTCCATTTCTCCGATGATCTGTTGTAGTGTATTCATCTTTTAGTTTTTTGCTTTTAAAATCCCGAAACCTAATTTCGGCTTAACGGATTCCTGCATGAAAGCCCTTTAGTGCAAACATTCCCTTCGCTCCGTACTTCGCTTAACACGATGTTTGCCGTCATTCATAATGGGCTTTCAACCGTTGTTTATAATTCCTGCTCGTTCCTCGCCCATTATAAACAACGGCAAGCAGGAATCCGTTAGTGGCTATACTTCCAGTCTTTTAAATTTGACCAGACTACCACAATCACTACAAATGATTGCTGGCATAATACTTCCGACACGCCATGACCAGTTACCTTCAAAAGTGTTTTCATGTTTGCAAATTGCCCTTATTTCTTCAAGCCTGTTTTCGGCTTGCCTTAATTGTGCATACATTAATTCACATTCGGTTTTTATTTCTTCGTTAGTCATTACAATAGTTTTATGTCAACTAAAATCTTGTTTGTTGTGTATCCGGCAGCGGCGTAATCGTTCCATGTTTTTTCGCCTCTTTCGTGGTAGCCAATAGCCCTGTCTTTGGCTTCTTTTTGTGTATCTGAAATTGTCCTGTATTGTAAATAACCATCAGGAGCAAATACAGCCCATTGCTTCTTTTGTTTAACCCCTTTTATTTTAATATTCATAATTTGACATTTACTTTTTTATCACCCGTACAGCCACTAACAAAGCGTTTTATGCTATGGCTGGACAAAGTTTTCGGGTTGAGGTCTCCGCTTGCCACAGCATAAAGCGCATCCGTTATGGGCAATAAAAAAGGGGCTAACAGCCACAGCCTGCATACTTAAAATAATACGGTTTGCATTGTTTCGTTCTTAAATCGTTTCATTGCATTATCAAAATATTCTTTATCAATTTCAGTTCCTACAAAATCGCATCCAAAATAATGTGCTGCAATCGCAGAACTTCCGCTTCCCAAATGAGTATCTAATATTTTATCAGTTGGCTTTGAGTATCGGTCTAAAATCCATTTGTAAAGTTTAATCGGCTTCTGCGTAGGATGGATTTTATCCCTCTCCGTTAATACGCTATATCGCCACATCTTTGCAGGGCTTTGAAAACTACTCCATGCAAATTCAATCATTGCCAAACTGAAATCTTCTGGTTGCTTTTTATCCCATATCAAAAAGCCCTGCGATGGAGGTAATGGAAAATAATTACCACCCCATATAATTTGATTTTTTGATACTCGCATCAGTTCTTTAAAGTAATCTTCATTTGGTATTGCATTATCCCATTCTTTCTTATCGTGCATTTGCCTTACTGGATTTGAACTTATCCCAATTCCATACGGAGGGTCTACTATCGCAAGGTCAAAGTGTTTATCAGGATATTTTGCCATCAGTTCCATGCAATCCATATTAAACAATTCAACAGCCGCCCCTTTTTTACAGCCCATAACAGCACCTTGCGGCAATGCCGGGGTTTCTGCGTTCTCTGTCTTATTGTTTTTCATAGGTATCTTAGATCGTTACATTGTTCCTTTTACCGGCACTGACCGCAAGCTGCGAACCGTTAGTAGCAAGTTTTTTAAAAAGTTTTTTTTGCCACCGCTCTCTTTGGTTTTTTCAAAACCATTAAAATAACTGGGTTTGTAAAGTGTGTTGCTCAATTCTTTTTCTTGCTTTACTATAATATTCTTTGTCAATTTCATATCCAACTAAATCAAATTTTTTATTCCAACACGCAATCGCAATGCTTCCCGAACCTAAGTGAGTATCTAAAATTTTGTCCCCTTCCTTCGCATAATTCTGTAAAATCCATTCGTATAGGTAAATGGGCTTTTGCGTTGGATGAAATTTATCAGAAGCCGAAGTTTTGCCTTCCAAGTTTCCATAATATCGGTAGTCGCATTGCTTTGCGTTCCTATCAAAACTTGTCCAAGCCAGTTCCCCATCGGCAAAATTCGGCACAGGGTTTCCTTTATGCCAATAAATAAATCCCCTGCAACCATTTACCCATAATTCAGGAAAGTAATTTCCACCCCAAATAATTTGATTTTTAGAAACACGTTTTAATTCATTAAAGTATTCGGCAGTTGGGGCAACATTCCATTGCTTTTCCTCTTTGCCTTTTCTAAAATTAAGTATGCCTGTTTTGTCAGTTCTAAATCCGTAAGGTGGGTCAACTATTGCCAAGTCGTAAAAGTTGTCTGGCATTACTTTCATCGCTTCTAAACAGTCCTCATTATATATTTCAATGTTTGCTCTCATTACAATTTGTTAAATATTTCCAAATGTTTTTCTAATTGGTCAATAGCATTTGCAGGTATATTAAAAGCATCCGATTGTAAATTGCTATCAACCACTTGCATATTTTTAAACATCCATTTCAAGGCTTCAAGGCTTTCACTAAGCAATACTTCGAATCTTTCAAGTTCGTGTTCGTCAACTACAACTCGGCTCTTTAAATCCTCACATTCTTTAATCAGCATTTCGTTTTGCCGTTCTTCAACAAATAATTGTTGTTCCAATTCTTCAACTGCCCGTTCAAACCTTCTTTTAGTTAAAACTTGCGTCTTTTGCTCGTTGGCATCAAAATAAGCCGTTGAGTGCTTTTCAAATAAATCTTCTATGTTCATATTTGTATGTTTAAATAATTACCCACCGCACGCCATCCTAAAAAAACTTTTTAAAAAACCAGACTACTAACACAGGCTAAAACGCAATTGGCTGAGAAAGCCAAC